TCATTTCGAAGAATTTTCGGTTTTTCCCAAAGACCTGTTTTCACCTTCGGATTCGGCGTCGCGGATGATTCGTTGATCGATTCTCCGGCGTATGAGATGACGGATATAACGGACCCAGACCGTGATGATGTATCCGGTCGCGCAGATTATGACCGATATGGTGATGACTGATTCCTTGGAGTCGATGAACCAGTCCTGCGGGACGATGAACATCGCATATAGGACGGCTATGAGGATAGCGATGAGTCCTATCATGGTCTGGACTAGCACTTGTCTCAGGTTCAACGCATTCTCCGATCATGTTCGCCCCAAGCGTCGATGGAGCTTTCGGCTATGCTCTGCGCCATCTGAAAATTCTCGGGCACCGGGAAAACAAAAAGTCTGACCATGTGGTTTCCCGTCATGAGATTCGGCAGACGTACGAAAGCCACTCCCCTGCAATGCTGGCTGTTCACATCCGGCCAGGCTCCGATGCGGGTTCCCGAATGCAGTATGGTGTTCACCGTTTCCGCCGCATTGTCAGGGTCGGCGGTTTTCACCCCGTACGGGTATGCGATTCCGGCGATGATGGCGAATCTTTCATATGGACGGTAGGCTTGTCTTTTCCACTGTTGGAAGGCCAGTTCGATGAGTTGTGCGCGTACTCGTTCCCGAATGCCGAAGCTGCCTCCCCTCCCCCATGTGGCTGATTTCCGTTCGCCGTTCTGTCTGGCGATGAGGTCACTATCCGTATAGTTGCTGGTTATCCACTGTTTGTCGGGGATCGTGAATGACACCGAGTATCCGTCGTGCCATGCCGGCGGATTGGGGTTATTTCGCCAATGCTGGTCGATGTTCGATGCGAGACGTGAGGTGATTTGGTATTTCGGCATTGATTCCGGCACCGGGATGATGAGCACGCTCAGCCTGTAATGGTTGGCTGGCGCCGGTGTTGGCAGTTGGATGTATACGGTGCTGTGCCGGTGCTGGCTGTCATCGTCGTCCCAGAGCCGGGCATCACTGCCACCGTCGATGATGGGTTTGATGGTTTCGGCCGCTCTCGCCGGGAAAATGTTTTTCTGGCTTGGACAGGCTACGCCTATAAGGGCGATGAACCGTTCCACTTTCCAGGCTTTTCCTGTTTTCTTGAGGTTGCGCCATTCGTTTTTCGCGTAGTCCCTCACCCATGCCCTTCGTCTGGCTCGCATGCGTTCCGTCTGTATGGTGTCGGTCGTACTCCACCATTCGATTGGGATGGTGAACTCGTGGGCGTAGCCTCCGCGCTTGTAGTTGGCTGGTCTTCTTGGGTTGCTGGATGTTGTCCGGCGTGTTCGAGGTGCTGATGGCATTGGCGTTGGTTCTGCCGTCTTTACTGTTATGTGGACATATTCAGTATAACGAGCAAACGATAAAAAGAAGAGAGGACCATCGTACTGGATGGCCCTCTCCTGTCAAGCCTCAGGCAATCAGCTGGCGAGATCGCAGAGCATGTTTTCCGCAGTCAGCAGCTGCCAGTTCTGGAACGAAACCTCCTTGACCTTCTTGTTGAAACCATGTCGGAGCGCATACTTCGCGGCGGCATCCACGGGGTCTGGAGTGTTCTCTGCGTAGCCTTCCTCCTTGGCTTTCTTGACCATCAAGGCGATGCCCAAGAGCGCTTGACGGATGCTGGTCGCGGCAAGATTCGTGATCGGATTGTCATCGCTGATGCTGAAAGGCTGCCAGTCGCAGGCATCGGATTTCTCGAACACCCAGAATTGCATGGTGCTGGGAGCCTTGGACCCACGGTCGAAGGCGTCCGGCTTGCATGCGGCTACCGCGGCACGGTAGAAAACGGTCTGAATGTGATAACCGTAGTTGATGACTTCCTTGGCGAATGATTCCGCATCGGCCTTCTGAGCGGTTTTCAAATCGACCAGGTAATCGGTGCCGACGGGAATCAGATCAGGCTTCGCCTTGAGCATCAGACCGGTTTGACGATCCTTCCATTCGATGCACTGTTCCTTGGTTCCCTGTTCGATGATTTCCATGTAATCGGGGTATTCGGGCATGAGACTGGTCTGTTCGATGCCTTCCTTCATGCGTTTGAGCAGTTGCATGTCATTGTAGGAGACGATGATGTTGCCGGCTTCCAGCTGTTCGTCGCGCCACTTCTGGTTGTCCTTGCTTCTGAAGCTCTCTCCCTCAGGCAGGCTGACAACGTCGCTGGTGCCGAGCAGGTAAGCGTGGAACGCCGTGCCGAACTTCATGGCGTCGGTGGGCTTGTGGTCGTCGTTGAGACGGTGATATGCCCAGTCGGCCGGGTTTTTCAGGAATTGTTTCAATTGGCTTTGGTCGATTGATTTCAACCGGAAGTAGCCGGGGTCGTCGATGTCGATGATTTTCGCGTAGGCCATTGGTGTCTTTCCTTCTTGGATTCAAGTTCCGGGCATGCCTATGGACGGAGCATGCCGGAACGGTATGTGGGGAGGCTACTTGTTGTTCACTGGATCGGATTCGGCGATTTCCTGGGCTGACATGTCAGCCTCGTCGACGTACACGCTGGTGTTGCCGCTTTCCGAGTCCACGACGACGTGAGGCTCGTCGTAGGTGATGGGTTCTCCGGTCGCCTCGTCGAACTCCGGGCTGACGGGCACCGGGTCGGAGAGGTGGAGATACCCGCCATCGGCTTTCTGCTGGGCGCGGTTGACCTCTTCCCAAGCGTTCTCCCAGTTGAAGAATTCCTCCGAATAACCCGGGTATGGTTCCTTGTTCTTGGTTTCCCAGTCGAGGAGCTGCTTCGGTGTGACGGGTTGCGAGGGGTGGAATTCCTCGGTCAGTCCTTCGGGGATCGGCACTGTGTAGTCGGTGAGACGGTCCTCGTCGTCTTCGTCGGGTGCGACGAATCGGACTTTCGCTTTGATGGGGGTGTTCATAGGTTGCTCCTTTTCCAGTTTTTTCCTGATTTGGATTGCTGTTTCGAGATATTCGATGAGCTGATGGTATGCGGCGTAGGACAGGCTCATGGGGTTGTCCTCGTACTTGCTGTACGTGTTGACGCTCATGCCCAGCAGGTCGGCTATCTCGTTTTTGGTTTTTCCTGCTAGCTGGCGCAGACGTCTGATCGATAGCTGGTTCATTCGCCTCTCCTGGATGCAGTGGTCGGACTGGTGTTGCCCAGTCTTCTGGTTGTGTTCACGCTCCCATTGTACAACATGCAGAAAACTGAGTTTTTCAGCATTCTCTAACAAGGGAAAACGCCTTGGAAATAAAGGCAACACGCCGAATAATATACATGTTCAGATAACTGCGTATATTTGAATATGTCCACATAGAAAAAAGAGAAGACGAAAACTCCCATCCTCAATGCACTGTGGAGCGATCGTCAAATCGTCAAGGAGGAACCATCATGGCAACAGAACTGCTAACTCACGCGAAAACCGGAGTCATCCAGATGGGATGGCCCAAGCTCTACGAGGCGGTCGCATTCAAGGGAAACAAGGATGATGACAAGTCCGCCAAGAAGGACGATAAGAAGAAAAACGAAAGCACGCCCGCATACGGGTTCCCTGTGCTTCTCGACAAGGATGACCCTGATCACATGCGAACCGTCCGAATCCTTCAGAAGCTGAGCAAGAATGCGGAAGACAACGCCATCGCCTTGAAGAAATGGGGCAAGAAGGATCGTATCGTTTCCAATGACGGTCTCAAGGATGCCGACGAGGATGAAATCCTTGACGGTGATAAAACCGTCCTCATGACCGATAAATATCCGAATCGAGCCAACCATTTTTATGTGAACTTCAGTCGCAGCTCCAAGGCCGGTCGTCCCGGAATCCGCTACATCGACGATGAAGGAATCCTGCGTGAGCTCCCCGAACCGATTCTCGGGACAAAGGAAGACGTTCAGGCCGCTCAAGCCAATCTTAATGATGCCCGAGCCGCTTACGCTACGGCTGATGAAGACGCTCAGGAGGAGGCGAAGACGCTCGTTCTGGAGGCGACGCGCAATCTTGAGGAGGCTCAGGAGCGTGATGCCAAGGCCAAGGAAGTCAAGGTCTTATGGGATAAGCTGGTGTATCCCGGTCAGAACGTGCAGGCTTCGGTTACGGCACGTGCGTGGAAGACTCAGACCGGTAGCGGTGTCAGCTATCGTTTGGATAATCTCACGATTGTTGGCGGAGGCGTGCGAGATGGAAGCTTCGAATACGATGAGGACTTCACCGATGAGGATATCGAGGCTCTTATCGCTTGGCGAGACAAGCATGTGAATGCGAAGCCTTCCAAGGCCGATGATGAGGCGGCTCTTCTTGCGGATACTGACTTCGATGAGGCTGATTCCGATGATGAGGTGGACGAGGACACCGGTGAAATCGCGGTCAAGCCACGTCGCAAGGCTGCCGTTTCCCGTCGTCGTCCGAAGCCTGTCGAGGTTGAAGATGATGACGTGGACGAGGACGAGGACGAGGAGGAAGCTCCGCGCCGTCGTCCGAAGAAGACCTCTTCGCGGGGCCGTCGTAAGCCGGCTCCTGTCGAGGTTGAAGATGATGACGTGGACGATGAGGATTATCCCAACATGTTCTGATGTATGGGATTAACGGGAAAGCCGAGGTTGATCTGCCTCGGCTTTCCCGTTTTTTCAGCCGACGTTGCCGCCACTGTTGCCCTTGGGTGGTGTCTCCTGCTGCGGTGGCGGGGATACCCCTCCCCCACTGTTGCCGGTTGATCCACCGGTCGAACCATATCCCCCGCCCCAGTAGTACATGTTCCCGTATGGATTCTGCTGAGGCTGCTGCGCCTGCTGCTGCTCCTGTTGGGCTTGGGCCTGTCGTTCCGCTTCCGCTTTTGCCTTGGCCTCTTCCTCGGCCTTCTTCTTCGCGTCCGCATCCTTCTTGGCTTTATCCACTTTGGTGATGAGGTTCTTCAGCTCGGTCGAAGCCGCAATGGCGTCGGATAGGTTGTCAGACGTTATTTCCGTGCTTTTCCACTGGGATGCGAGGCTTTGCATCTGCTTCTTGTCGTTGCTGTCAGGAGCGTCAGCAAGACCATTTGCCTGCTGTACCAGACCGTCGAGTGTCGTTCTGGTCTCCTTGGCTTTTGCCTGCATTGCATCCGTGTAGGTTCTGTTGGTTTTCTCATATTCGCCGTCCAGTTTTTCCAGGGCCGATGTGATGTCTTTTTCAGCCATCGGATTCCCTGTGGTTGTTTTCTGGAGGGCTTCCACGGCTTTTTGCACGTCGCTGTTTTCCGCGACGGGACTGGCTTTGATCGTGGAGACCAGGTCATCGGCCTTCCGTTTCCTCCCGTCCCATTTGTTCTGTGCCTTCACCAGGGATTGTTGGCGCTGTTTGCGGTCGGCTTCGGCCTGCTGTTCCGCGACGTGAGTGGTGTATGCGTGATAGGTGTACGCTCCCCCGCCTATCAGTGCTCCGAGGCCTATGAGTATGGCGGCCGCGACTGCGATAATCTTTATCAGCGTTCCACCATTTTCCCTATTTTCTGTATCAGTGTTCCCCTGTGGGAATGGGGAATCATACTGGTGTTCAACTGGGAAGACACTTTCCTGTGGGAATGGCGGATTGTCGAATTGCTGCGGGGGCATGCCATTCGTTTGCTGGCCTGCATTCCACTGACCGTTCGATTCGTCGTCCGTCTGGCTCCAGAAGTCATCTCCCGTCTGGAATGTTTGCGTTGGGTAATCATCCGTGCTAGGGCTTCCGGCGGATGGGGACGATGTTTGTGGTTCCCCCTCCGGAGGTTCGGATGGGTCATCCCAAAGGTCGAACGGATCCGCAGAGTCCGTGTCCTTCGGGTATGTTTCGCCAGTGTCCTGTCTTACTGGGGAACTGTCTTCCTGTTGGAAGGACGAACTGTCATACTGTTCTTCTGTTTCGCTGTCCCTTTGATTTTGCATAGGAACATTGGAGGGGAAAACAGTCTCAATGTCTCCCTGTTCCTGCATATCAACGTTTTTCTTTGAATCTGCGGAACTGTCTTGAATGATGTTGTCGTCTCGACGTTCGTTCTGTTCCGTTGGCGGTTCGCTGGAATCGTCCGATTGTAGGTCGAATTGCTCGAACGGGTCGTATTCCTCCGGGCCTTTTCCTTGTTCCCGTGTTTCCTCATTGTTCTGCGGAAATGCGGAAACAGTAGACTGTTCTTCTGATTCCTTGTCGTTACAGTCTTCTGCTGAGTCGGCGAATTCCTTGAACGGGTCGTAGCCGTTGGCGAGTAGGTCTATCTGATCGAGGTTTTCCGCATTCTCCTGTGGAGTCGTATCCGCAGTGTCCTGTTGAACTGGGTCGACAGTGTTCTGGGGGGCTGTCGTCCTGATGGGACGTGAAGCTGTGCCTTTGTTGTCCTGCGAATCTGTCGTTTTGTTGGACTGTGGAACTGTGTGTTCAGTGGAATGAGGAATCGTTTCCGCGTCTTCCTGTGAAAGTAGTGCGCTGTTGGAACGTGAAACAGCGGAATCATTGGAACGTGAAAACGATTCCTCTTTCTCCTGTGTAGGCAAATGTCTGTCATCCTGTTGGAATGGGTCTACGTCTTCCTGTTGAAATGGGTTGCTGTCGGATTGATGGGTTGTGCTTTCGTCAGACTGTGGAAATGAGTCATCAAAATACTGTGGAAACGTGTTCGCATTTTCACCGGGAATGGACTCCCTGTTGGATTGCGGAACTGTGGGCACATTGGAACTACTCCCTGTACCCCCGGCTTTCTGTGGAAGCGTTTTCGCATTGTCCTGTGGAAATGCGGAACCAGTGGAATGTGACGCTGCGCCTTTGTCATTCTGTGGATCTGCATCATCATCCCACAAATCATCCATCAACAGGGAATCATCCAACTGATTCCCCGCCGTCAGCCAATCATCATCCTTCGCCAACATCATCACATCCTATATCAAAGACCTTTTTCGGCAGACAGGCGCCCGATATTCATGGCGGCATCGATTGCGCTCATGTGAGGCACGTCGACACCTGCCGCATACAGTTTGCTCGCATGCGCCGCAGCGGCGGCACCCTTCAACGGCTTGTCACGGTCTGCGACATCACGCCCGTCCTCGCCGAAACCGTCTGTGGGGAACCCGTCGTCCTCGTCCCCGCCGGAGTCGATCATGCCGTCATCGGGTTTTTCTGCGGCGGTCGGCAGGGCGTTTACGATTTCATCCCATGACCAGTGGCCCGAGTTCATGTCGCCTTCCGGCGGTCGGATTGCGGTCAGACGTTCGCGCAGCAGGTCGCTGTATGATTTTCTTTGCTTCTGGTTCTCCTCGTAGAAACCCTTGTAGATGACGGGTTTCATGCCGGGAAGCCTGATAAGGCCGGCTCCTCTGGAGATTCCCGGTTGCATGATGTTTTCCGGTATCTCAGGGAAGTCCTTCGCCCCTCCCAGCAGCTCTTCGACAGCGGTGGAGGGTTGCAGGGTGGGGGAGATGACCGTGGTCAGATTGACTCGCATACCGGGGTCGAAACCGTCCTGCAGGCGGGTCGATTGCCCGCAGAACAGGAAGCAGACACCGGAGAACCGGGCTTTTTGCGTGATCTTCATCGCATAGGTGATGTTCGCCGCATGGATGCTTGCCTCATACTCGGCCCGGATGCGCATCGGATTGTCCTTGCTGACCTTCGGTATGGTGACGCTCCCAGCCCATTGGGCGACCTCATCGCACACGAGCAAAAGCAGGGGGTTCTTTTCCTGTTCGTCCTTAGGCAGACCCCACCAGTTTTCGACCCCATACTGTTTGATGAGTTTCGACCGGTAGGAGCAGATCTCAAGCACATGGATCAATGTCGCGGCGGCTGATTCAGGACTATCGCAACCCCAGCCGTGGGGGATGATCCACGGCCGGCACCATTGGAAATCGACGCTTTTGTCCTCGTCGTCGCAGATGGCAAGCTGGAATCCGGCTTCCAGCGCGGCGGCGATGAGCGTGTTGATGACAACGCTTTTGCCGCTGTTGGCGGCGGCGGCAACCATGATTCCCGGGCCGGATTTCCAGTCGAGTGACAGCCAGTCGCCGGTTTCGCGGCCTCGTTCGGGCAGCTTCATGCCCAGATAGGCGTGACGTAGGTCGTTTTTACCGATCAGCTGTTTCGGGCAGGCTATCATCGCAGGAAAAGTCGGGGGAGTGCCGGGGTACACCATGATGACGCCTTTTTCGGGGTCGGCCTTGAAGAACCAGCCTTTTTTGCCGACCACTTCGACGGCTTCCTGCATTCGCTTGTCGTATACGGAGGCCTGATAGGTGACGGTGTTCTCCTTGATGCGGATTTTCCAACCGTTCTCAGGAGTACGTGAGATACGAATTTCCCAAGGCTTGACCTTGAGAACGTTCGCGAATATACGCCGGATGGCTGCGGCCTTCTCGTCCAACTGTTGGAGCAGCACGAGGAATTCGCTGGAACTGATTCGAACGAAATCGACGACGGAATAGCCTTCGTACTGGGGTTGGCTTTCCAGGTTCTGCACCGTCTTCTTCTGGGAAGCCGTGTCCGCGCATTCGCTGTTGCTGAGTCTGACGGCTTTGATTCCGTTGTTGATATCATCGGAATCCATATCCATCGGCGCGATGATCGCGTACCGGTTGTCGGAATCGACGCTGAATACGCTGTAGCCTTCGAACTCAGGGTTCTTTGCGGCTTTCTCTTGGATGAGGACGGTGAGTTTGATCATGTCGTCCGGATTGGTTTTATCAAAACCATTGGGGAAGAATTTTTCGAGAGGGATTTTCTTTCGACGGTCGGCCATCAGTTTTCCTTTCTCTTGTAGATGGGGGTGTGGAAGGCCTGGAGTGGCCTGTCTGATGTTTCGTACAGGCAATTGCGGGCCTGTTTGAAGTCCAAATGCCGGTTGAGATAGGTGAGGGTTTCGGCTTCACGGGTGTTTTCGGCGTGGAAAAGAGGTTGCGTGTGCGGGTCGAGCTGTCCGGCCGGATGGAATAGCACATGGTTGCCGGCGATAAGCCGGTCGTAGAGCTTTTGACCCACTGTGGATGGGTGAATGCTGCTGCGGACCATGACCACGTTGACGTTCGTTCCGGGTGCCATTTCGATGATTCGGCTGAGTTCGTCGGAGATTTGACTGTTGACGTTCAGCAGATTCATGTCCGGGTAGCCGTTGTGTACGTCATAGTCATCGAAGGCGAGCAGTATCGGCTTGATCGGCTCGGGTTCGCCCTTGATGCGCCGTCGCTGTTCCATGCTGACCCGTTGCACTATTTCCAGTAGCTCATAGGGTTGCCGGTAGCGTCCGCACATGACGGTGGGGGAGGGTGGGATGCTGTCCCACTGGTCGGTGAAGGTTACGAGCGTGCCGTCCGAATCTGCCTGTCGGATGATGCTGTCAAGCAGCATGGTTTTCCCGCTTCCGTCGGGCCCGGTGATGGTGAGTGGCGTTCCCGCGGACGTGTCCCATCCAAGGTTTTTCCCGTGAACGTCTGTTCCCAGGTTGATGAGCATGTTGTTTCCCCTTTTGTGTTTGGCTACCAGTCGACTTCTTCGATGTCATCCCCGTCTTCGGAATCGGCATCGTTGTTGTCTGGGTGGTGGAGCATGTCGTGGAGTTCGTCCATGTCGTTGATTTCCTCGCCGGCTGTCTGTGGATCCGTTCCTTGGCTGAGCAGCTTGGAAAGTTCGTCTTCGGACACTTCGCCGTAGGTTTCCGCTTCGGATGGCATGAACCGCGAATAGTCGATGGGTTGCGGGGGAGTGCGGTCGGCGAACAGTTCCGCCAACTTTTCTTGGCCTCCCGACCACCATGTTTGGACGGCCAGCAGTTCGCCTTGCGCGGTTTCGAAGATTCCACGGCCTTGCGGGATTTTCCCGCCTTCGCCTTTCAGCGACTGTTGGAGCCGGTTCGCCTCGCGCAGGTTCTGCGCGCTGATGATGCCCGCCGTGGAGTCCATGCCCAGGAGGATTCGGCCGAGCGAACGGAAGAAGGCGTTCGCGTTGTACGGCTTCATGTCGTCCATGGTCAGACGCTGGGCGCCGAGGATTACGCTGATGCCTGCGGTTCGTCCCTGCACGACGATTTTGCCGAGAGCGCTCATGGTGCGTCGTATCGAATTGTTCGTCGCGCTGACGGCCGCATTGTCGTTGGCCAGTTGGATGTCCCTGTTCGGGTTCTGCGTGGTCTTGCCGGCCTCCTGAAGGTAGGAGTTGAATTCGTCGAACACGATGTCGATGGGTTTCGTGTGGGCAAGCTCTTCCTCATTGAGCTGGCTTTTGTCGAGGTCGTAGATGCTGCCGACACCATACCGGCTGAACAGTTTCACCCGTTGTGCCATCTCGTCGCGTAGCCAGGCGATGACGGCTTCGGTTTCGCGCATCTGCCCCAAGCCGACGAACGCCAACGCTAATGGTTTCGCCCACTGGGTGAAGTCGATGCAACCTTTGGATGGGTCGATGAGGATGATGTCATGGCCTTTGAGCAGCGCTTCGGCGACCACGATCTGCGCGATGGAGGATTTACCGGTTCCGGATTTTCCGCTGATGAGCAGGTGGAACGTGTCCTTCATGCTCCAGTAGACCGGTTTGCCCATATCGTCCACGCCCAACGGGAACATGCGTGGTTTCGACTGGCGGGCGAAATCCCAGTCCGCGTTGACCATGGTGGGGAACGGGCTGCGTTTCGCCAGCACCATGTCGTACAGGTTCGAACCGTGTTCCTCGCCGCGCGGGAGGATGCGCCCGTAGGCGTAGTCGGCGCTGGTCAGGAACTTGCCTATGTTCCGTGAGGGCTTGTCCACATCCAACCCGGCCGGAATCTGGAATCGTGCCAACAACACGTCATGGTTGCTTGGCAACGCGCCGAGACTGACCACATCGGGGGTGCGTCCGCTGGGATCGCTGACTCCGGCCACGCCCCACGAGTCGCTTAAGGCGAGTTCGATGAGATGCTTTTGCTTTGATCTGCGATTCCAGTGGCTGATGTCCCTGACATCCAGGCACGGGTCGTCGCACAGCCATACGGTCGCACTGTCGGCTGACCGCCATTCCCAGTAAATATGTTTCGCCCCGACCGACGATTGGATTCTGGCGGACTGTTTGCGGGCGTCTTCCACGGTCGCGCCGTTGCCTAATTGGAATTGGATGCTCCAAATCGGCTTGTCTTTGCTTTGCGGAGTGCAGGCCGTGATGTTCACGGACGCTTTTGCGGGAAGCACGTCGATAAGGGTTTTGAATATCAACGCTTCCGCATACTTGCGGTGAAGGGGGGTGTTGCCGGTCAGCTGGTCGATGCGTACGGGCGCGCTTCCGGTGGACCAGATCAGTCCGGCCATGTCGGAGCCTTCGTCCACGAGTCCGATGAACCGTGCCTCCGGCTGCAATGGGCCAAGGTCGCAACGCTCGTAGTCGGCCGGCGTGGCTGGTGCGGTGAGTACCAATGGCAGGTAATGCAGTTGCCAGCCGTCGCAGTCCTGGGTTTTCTCATAGTCGTAGATGGGTGCCGGTGGATTGAGTTTCGACGGGAGGCATTTGACCCAAGCGGACTGGTCGCTTTTGAACCGTTTGGAAATGGTGATGTAATCATCAAAGGCTTTCTTGTGGGTCATGCCGTCCGGCCGCCACTTGTTGCCCTTGTCGGATAGTTTCACATCGTCGAATGCGACCAGGTGGAACTTGTCCTGCAGGTCGGCGAACACCGGCATCCGCAGAGTCTCGGCAGGAGATCCTTCTCCCTCCAGCCAGTCGAAGCTGATGCGGTCGATGGAATCCCCGCCCTGCGGGGGAGTGATGATCTCCAACAGCCAGGCGGCTTTGCTCTCGTCGGCGCTCACATCATGAGCCAACGTCAACGGGGCGCGTTTATGCCAGATGAAAGCGGTTTGCGCATAGGCGATGTCGGCGACGAGAGAGGCAAGACCTTCGCCGGCCTTTCTCTCCGCGATGGAGGGGATGCAGGATTCGTCCATGCCAAGCGCCAGACGGACACTGGACGGGTCGAACTGTTCCGCCCCTTTCTTCTTCTGCTTGGCGGACAGTAGACACACGAAACGGTATCCGTCCGCCAATGCCGGCGCCCGCAACGCTTCCACGCCGAGCTTGAAAACTCCTTCGTTCGAGCGAGGCTTACCGTCCGACCCCTGCAGACGAATCCGGTAGACGATCAGAGGATTATCCGAAGAACCGATTTTGTTGACCTGCGTCAGATAGGCTCCCGACCATGCCTTCTGCAAATCGTCCCCGGCAAGCCAACCATCAAGCAGCTGTTGCCCTTCGACCAGCTCACGCCAATACCGGGACTGCGGTTTGCGCCCCAACATCCATACGAGTAGCAGGAACACGAACCCCGGAAGCGTCACAGCGCTCAGCCAGCTCATGTATCCCGCCAACACGAAAACCAGGACCCCGGCGAAAACCAGCAACGCCATGGAGACGGACAAAAGCCGCGCCCAGGCGGGCGATTTGGTCAGGAACGCCGGAATACTGACGCCCTTGTAGACATGCCTACGGTCAACGCGCCGATTCCTGTAATGCGACCAGCCTTGGGCGAGCATGAAACCGAACAGGCCATCCACCAGGGCAATCCAGACGGCACCGTTCAATCCCAGCAGCATGCCGCCCATCCAGCCCATCCACCAGGAAACACGACGAATCTCCAGCCAATCCGCATTCGGAATAAGACCGGCAAGCATGTCCTTCCAACGGTGGTAGACCATCATCTGCTTGTCGGATGGGGGATCCTTGCGGCTTCCGGAAGCGTTGACCGGATACTGTTGTGTGATTCCTCCGGCGAGCATGCCAAGCCAAAGGAACGGGACCAAGGGCAGGCGCCAAAAGAACCAGAGGATAATTCCAAAGACAAGAAACAGCGAAAACCAGACGCCACTCGATATAGGACGGGTCTGTGTTCTGCTCCTGCTGTTTCTGCTTGCCATGATTGTCAATCTATCTTCGAGTTTTGTTATTAACCGAAGATTTATTGAAATTAGCCGATACTAGAAAGAACGAGTACGGCAATCCTGTTCGTCCGAGATTCAGTCTTTTTTTGTTTGCTCTGAGGTTCGCTGCCAAGCGAACCGACTGGATTCTTCTTTTCCGAGGTCGAAACAGGTGCAGGAGAGCGTGTGGCATTTGCCGCGTCAGAGGCATCCCGGTGGATCGCGGGTCGAAGTGGGGAGAGAAATTAAGAGAGAGTTTGTATATTCACTTGTAATATCACTTGTAATATCACTTGGGGGTGCCGCTTAGCCCTACTGCCATAAGGGCTGAGAGGCCATGTCGGTGTCAAAATTCTAAGCGAGGGTGTCAAAATTCTAAGAGTCGGTGTCAAAATTCTAAGAACGGGTGTCAAAATTCTAAGGCTGTGACCGCTCTGATCGCAGGCAATCGGGGTATGGTTCGATGGCATTCGCAAAGATGGTGTCAAAATTCTAAGAAAGGTGTCAGAATTCTAAATATGGTGTCAGAATTCTAAATATGGTGTCAGAATTCTAAGAAAAACGCGATAAAATAACGACGAAAAGAAAAAAGATACCCGCACCGTTCGTACCGGCCGGGTATCTGGCAACCGCTGAAACGGAGCGATTACATGACCAATAATAACGCCATCGCCACAACGAAAATGAACACGGGCGCACCGCCGCTCATGGCGAAACTCGCCCTCTTCCCCGTGTCGAAACCAAGCGCATCCTACATAGAGAGAACGAACGGTCGGGAAACAGTCCGCATAACCCCCAGTCGCCCCGAGGAATGGGTCTACGGGAAAACCCCGCGACTGATATTCCTCTACGTGCAGTCCATGATTCGCATGAAGAACAATCCCGACGTGGATCAGGACACCCACACTGTTGTCTTTCGTGGCAGCTTCCAGGAATTCTGCGACAACACCGGAATATCCAACCACTCCGGCTGTCAGAAAGAGACGGAGGACACGCTGATGAACTTGGCGCGAACCTCGATCTCCATCATGAACACCGACGAGAGTCGTGAGAACAAAGGCGAATGCACGCCGTTCACCGTCGCCAGAAAAGGCCGTACACAGTTCAGGCCAGAACAGGACATCATCGCGTCAATCCAGTTCACGGACGAGATGTGGGCCGAGCTGTCGAAGCCAAGCGTCCCGCTCAGCATGGATGTCATCTCGCGTCTGGGCAAATCGGCGCGGGCGTTGGACGTCTATATATGGTTGACGTACCGCACATACCGGCTCGACCACGTCGCCTACGTTTCATGGCGTCAACTGTATGACCAGTTCGAGGGCACCGGCCTGCCGATGAAGGACTTCCGGCGCAGGTTCAAACAGGCGTTGTCGAATGTCTTGGAGGCGGCTCCGAATTTGAGGGCCGAACCGTTCAGGCATGGGATCAAGTATTATCCTCGCGCCGATGCTCCGATTCGACCGGTCAAGCAGAACGAGGCCGGGGATATGCCGCTTGAGGCCGAGGTGGTGGACGAGGGCAAGGGGGCTGCGCGTCACGCGCATTCCGCCGACTGCGAGCATGTTCGGAGGCTGATGTCCGATTGGATGGGCGGCATGTTTATTGGTGTTGAGGCTGATCGTGTCGCTTCTCGTTTGGCTGGGTTGTTGGATTCCGGGTTGTCTGGTGAGGATGCTGTGTCTCGGGTTTTGTTGGGTTGACACACTGATTCGCTAATGTATCGCAAAAGATATAAAATAGGTATATTAGCGAAAGGAAGCCACCATGAAAACCCTCGACGAGATGATCAGGGAATACCGGATCGAACTGTACAAAGCCTGCGACGGCCGTATAGGACTCCAAGCATGGAAATACAAAGGCAAGCCAGGTGCCGAAGAAGAGATTCGCGCCAACAAGGACGCCTTGGTAGCCGAACTCGTACGTCGAGAACGGGAGCGGAAAACAAACGAGGAACGCAAACACCGCGAACATATCCTCAATCTGCAGAAGGAATACCCGGCCAACCTGCCCGACCTCAACGTGGGTGACCTGGTCGCGTGGTATGACCAGCGAATGCCGTTCAGCTATGGGATCAGGCGCGCCGACTCCATCTGCACAGGCGAGGCATTCGACTGGGATCCGGAATACGTGATTATCCTGAGCTTGGACCACGGGGAATCGCTGGCCGAAGAACTAAGCGTGGAACGCTGGCAGCTTGACGCATTCCAGGCTGGCGAACCACTGGGGCTGGGACATGATGATTACGAGCTGCAAATGCACAAGGTCATTCGCGACTGGATCGAAGCGCACAAGGAACGTCGAATTTCCGCAAGCCACCCCACCACCACCTACTATCACATCGAACGCGACGAGGCAATTGCACTGGCAGGCAAGGTACGTGAGGCCGTCGCAATGAAAGCCCAAAGCATTCTCGACAACAACATCAAACGCCATATCGACGTCATCAGCCGATACAACCACCAAAACGAGAAACCACTGACCGAAGCCGAGGCCCGCAAGCTCTGGAAGCGCGACAACGATATGTACAACGAGGGTGGCTCCGGATACGTATACGACTACGTAAGCCGCGAACGAGCCGAGAAATGCGCGGCTTGGCTGCAGGAACATGATGTGGCCGATATTCCGGCCATCAAGGATTGAAAGGCAGAGGAAAGATGAGCCAGTACATCACGGTCAACGAATACGCCGCACTCCACCACAAGCAGCCCGTCAGCGTGAGAAAACTCGCTCAACGAGGTTCCCTGAAAAGCGCCAAGAAAATCGGCGGCGTCTGGCTGATTGACAAGGAGGAGCAGTATCCCGACCATCGGCGCAGCGGAAGCGTCAAATCGTTCGAAACGGTTCGCGGCATGTACCTCGTGGATGAAATCGCCTACGTTGAGGGACTGCCATCCACCTATGTGCGGATAGGCGACCAATGGTGCAAGAAGGACGTGTTCAGACGCCAGTTGTACAAGACCAATCCGGAACCGACGCCGGTGCCGTATGACCCGTTCGCGGGGGAGGACTCGGAACGCAAGATGAATGCCGGCTGGTTCGAGGCAGCCCAGAATTTCGGATGTCTGCCGCGTGACACGGATTTCGTGCGCAAGGAGCTTAAGCGTGCGGCGACCCCGGACGAGCTTGCCGCTGTCGCGGCGAAGTTCGATGCGGTCAAGAAAAGCGAGCGTACGAACGTGCTCGGCAGGTTCTATGGGCCCGAATACGAGTACACGGTTCGTGAGGCGGTGCTTGAGTTGCCTGATGGGGTTAACGCGATGTCCGTCGAGCATGAGTTTCGTCGGATGGGTATCGAAGCAGATAATTACGCTCCGGGAGTTGTCGCCGTGCGTATTGGGTGAATGAGGTGTGTCGTTTTTTTGTTTGTACATCCGATAATCGTATTACGAAAATATGTTACGATATAGTCATGGGAACAGCAGAAAAACTAGAAGCCACAGACATTCGACCTGGAAGACCTCGACTCGGAGGATACGACGAAGCCACCGCCATCATCAACTTCAAAGTTCCCGCATCTTGGAAGACCGCGATGGCCCAAGAAGCTAAAAGTCGAAATCAAAACCTGTCCGATTATCTAAGGGAAGTCACATCACTTGGATATTCGGCGATGCACGCCGGAGAGTAATAAGAGCATTAGGGGAACACCATGGATGAGAAACCCATATACGAAAAATGGCATATCGGTGACGAGTATAGAAAACTCGTCAAGGGAGCTCTGGTAAATCATCATCGATATGATCGATTCATCGAGTCTCCTATGCGTATGCGAGAAGTTATGCACGAGTTCATGGCAAACCGTTCCATCTCTGAAGTCGCCCATGATGCCGGCGTGAACGAAACCGTCGTGCAGAAGCTTATCGATGATGGCATGGCCCCATATCCAGACACCAGGCGAGTAATGAAAGCCTTAAATATTCATGCGACAGCTTTGCCGGCGGAATGCGTGACAGCTTGAAGAGGGGTGACAGACTTAATGTCTGGATGAACGGCCGGCATGTTGGCGTATTCGCGGCGCTCAAGAATGGCGTCGGCTTCGAATATGATCCGGATGCGCCGCGAATCAGCTTCAGCCTGCCGAAAGACGGCAGCTGGAGAAAGGACGCTCCGGAAAATTTCCTGCTCAACCTGCTTCCTGAATCCGGTGCGGCAAAATATGCCATGATGCAGTCCATTGGAGCGAAATCCCAGGAACCATTTGATTTGCTCGACAATGTGGACTCCGCTGGCGCCCTAGTATTCTCCCGTAGCGACGAACAACCGTCGCTATCCTCCACTTCTGTAGTGGAGGCGACGGATTCGGACATAGCGGCAAGAATAACGGCAGTCAGACATTCTCCGGACTCATGGTTCTTCAAAGACAAGGATGCGCGATTCTCTCTTGCTGGAGCTCAAGGCAAGTTCACGCTCTCGCGCTTCGATGATGGCTGGGTATGGCCTAACGGTGTCATACCTTCCACGCACATTCTGAAGCCGTCGAGTTTCCACGATTCCGATGATGTTGAGCATGCGACTATGCTGCTCTCTAAAATGGTTGGGATTGAAACCCCGGAGTCGGATATCCAGGAATTCAACGGCCAGCAGACTTATATTGTGGAACGGTTCGATCGTCGTATCGAGAATGGTATGCCGGTTCGTCTGCCGATGGAGGATATGGTGCAGGCATTGGGCCTACCATCATCCGAGAAGTACAAGGTGAGTGCCGTCGATACGCTGACCACCCTACGGAAGATGGATCCGTCCGGCAGACTGGGGGAGGAGTGGCTACGTCGTCTGGCCTTCAACGTGGCTGTCGATAATTGCGATGCGCATGCCCGCAACTATTCAGTCATGCCTACTTCGCTGGATGGTGAGTCCTGGAAACTAAGCCCAGCATACGATGTGATGACCACGACTGTATGGCCGGGGTTGACGGACAAGCTCGCGATGCCATTCTCAGGAGCGGAGTATGCCAGTGAAGTGACGCCGGACCATTATGCGAGGTTGGCTGATTATTGTGGATTCGATTCCGACACTGCACGAGACGAGGCTATCCGCATCAGCGACTTGGTCCGGTTGAATGCGCATACTGCGTATATGGATCTAGCCCCGGAACTGCAGGCCAAGCTGTTGGACAAGATTCGTGTCGCGAACAGTGGCATGCCAAGTCCTCAACGCTTCGTCCTTCCCGACAATGGCATGGTGCATGTCGTCTCCCACGATCGTGATGGGCATCCGGTGCATGACTATTGGCGGCGCAAACCATCCAGATAGGACAATGCGGCCACTGCTGGTGTTGATTTGCTTGTCGATGAATTCTGTCACAGAATAAGGTCAGGCAAACGAAGCAATGCAACTGCATATAACAGAACGCTGAGCATGGATTGGAGGTGGTCGCAATGCTTACCTTGCTGGCAATGATTGGACTTTTTCTTCTCGTTCTGGGATTGGTGATAGTCCTGTTGATGGGAATGTTCTTCAGCAGCGACATGGGCGGCATGTTCGTGAACGTGTTCAACTATGCGACTTCCACTGGGATCGCTGATCTGGTGACCGTTGGGGTCATGCTCATCATCCTGTTTGCGGCTTTCGCAGTACAAGCCGTTATCTGGTTCTTCGTCAGCGAGAGGATGTTGGAATCTGCGCTCCCGTTGATCGTCCAAATGATCATCGAACTGATTGTTCTCATCCCGATTCCTGCGTTCTTCTTCACGGCCTGGGGCTTGGAGTATCGGTGGGCTGGTGTCCTGTGTGTTCTTATCTTCGCATTGCCGGCCTTGTACAACCTGGGTTTGAACGTGTACGTCAAGCTTGAGGAGATCAAGGAAAACAAGAATTCGAAGGTTGATTGATCCTTCGCCCGAAAAAAACTTTCTCTCAGTGGACAGAATGCCTCCGATTCGGATAATCGGAGGCATTCGCTTTTCTGGGAAGGATACGCTGGAACCACACGTTTTTTTGGATTAGGAGTTGAGGATGCACGGAACATTCAGCAGGCCTATGAAAATACTCGCCAGTGTTATTACAGTGGTGGTTCTCGTCGCTGGCATCCTGGCTTGGAGTACGTGGCGTAAAAAAGTCACCGCTGAGGAACGCCAGCAGGTGCAGGCCCAACAGTTGAAAAAACATAAGTCGGAGGAACGCAAGAAAGCCGCTGAGGCTGCCGCAAATCAGCTGACCGATGAGGAGAAACAACAGTACACGGATCTGGCCATCCAATTCGAACAGGCAGCCCGCAACTGGGGGAGTGACCCCACGATCAATTTGGACTCACTCAGCCAACATGATGCTCAACAGGTAATCGACCAGTTGCGGACACCGGACATCGGAAGCAATCCTCTACCCGCTCTGAGCGCTATCCCAGCGGATAAGAACGATGGGCCTGATGCCGTCAGCTATCCATGCGAAGAGGAATATGAAAACGCTTGTAAAGCGTATCCGACAATGAAAGCATGGTGGAACAGTGAGGCGTTGGCGACCGGCAGCCGGTGGACGGACGGACCTCACGTGACGGTCAACGAAGACCGAACGGTCACGGTCACAGGAAAGGTCGAATCCATGCTTTTGCAGGACGGTGATTCCTTCAACAATGGGAGCATCTGGGCATTGACTCCAGCTTGGAGAGACTACGACATCAACGATGAACTCACCATCGCAAACGGGAAAATCAGCGGCATGAACATCAACGGCGACAACCCTTGGTGGATTAATCCTTGGCTGACACGCTGGGACAATAACATGGCCGACGATTTGAGCGAGGGAACCAGAATAGCCATCCCAGTGAAAGGCGATCCCGAGATGGGCCTCGCCCATTCCAGCATGACGCCCATCCTTAAGGGACCTGTCACGCAGTCGGACTTGGATGGCAAGGTTGACTGGCATCTTTGGGATAGCGTTCCCATGGCATCGGTTGGGGGAGGCTGCCAGAATCCGGGATACTGCGGCTAGTTCTTCCAGCTTTTCTTCCGGAAGAACACGTTGCCGGCGCCATCGAACTGCTTTTGCGTGAGCCAGCGACTGTTGTACCCCTCCCATGGGCCGCTTCCGTTCGTGCCGTAGTTTCCCTCGCTGATTCGGATTCTCCATCCGTTTGCGTCCTGCTTGACTTCTTCGACCACGGCGATATGCCCGGAGCTCATATCACCTCCCAAAGCACCGCCGAACTGACTGACGCCATCCCCCGGGTGTGGACTGGAATCGACTGTGTATGCAGGGTCGGAGGCGAGATGCACATGGACGTCACCACCCACGGGGGTGTTCCAGTTTGCCACGTCATGATGGTGAATCACCCATAGTCTGACAAGTGCATACCAGTAGCACTGGTAATGTCCGCCGCTGGCGAAGGAAGTGAATGGCCCGTAGTCCCCGTCGTGACACACTTTTGCATCCGTATCGCACAGCCAGCCAAAATTACGGGTTTTGCCTATAGGAGCCCCGCCCACAGAACCTACGACGGCACTGCCTCCATCACCATCGTCGTCGGATGAGCAGGAAGCTTGAACGACATTGTCGGAACCACTGGAATCGTCGCTTGCCTTCCCAGTGAACTCGATCGCACTAATCTCCGGTGAATCATAGTAGGAGCGCGCGTATTTCTTACGTTCCTCTTCATGCCGATCGTTCCACGCTCCGCGCCCATACCCGGCAAGCCATGCGATTGAGGCGTCCTCCGGATTATCCGCATGCAGCCACCATTTGTGCAGGTCATGGTCGGTGACGTTGTACCCTTCGGCCTCGATGTTATCCAGATAGAAGTTGTTCCAATCGGATTTGGACGTGTCAACCAGCATTTTTATCTGCACGTCGGCATCAGAGTCTTTGCCAGACACGTTATGCTGATCCATCCATGCTTGGATTTTGCTGCGCGGTGTCCACTGATTCAGGCCGAAGCCACGCAATGCGGGATTGGTCTCGCCTATCTGCTCCTGTTCCGGATTCATCCCAGATTCGAATTGGATCACACCAAGAGCGCCTGCCGTACTGGCTTTCGAATACCCGGCTTTGGCGAATGCCTCGGCTATGGCCACCGCGACCTTGTTGGGGGCTATCGATGTGGTCCCGGTTGTCGAATCATCATCTGATGAGGTGCCGCAATCATATTCTGCGGCTGATAATGACTTTCCGACGTTGCTGGTAAGGGCCGCGACACTGCCGGAAACGGCACTCACCACGTTCATGACGATAAGACCGTTCAACCCCACCAGCAATGCGGCTCCCGCAGCCATGAGTTTTGTACTGGTTTTCAAAGGATGACCCCCTTACGGAAGGCAAAAGTCGGTAAAAATTTACCGACTTTGAATGATTCGGTGAATTACCGTTCTTGGAATGGTCGGAATTCCACGTCGACGAACACGTTGTAATCGTCTCGAAGAAGATTCGCGGCATGTTTCCCCGCCTTGATGATCTCACCTGAAGAACGATTCTCATCCCATGATTCAAACAAAGCCCTCAAAGCATCGGTTTCCTCGTTGGGACTCTTCAACGCGAATCCCAAAAGCCGTGCGGTGTTCAGATCCTTCAACAGCGGAGCCGCTTCGGAAGCCCAATCGGATGCCGCATTCCAAAGCTCGTCTGCAACGGAGAGGGGATATTCGACATCGTATGCGAGCACATCACCGTCTACATCCTCATGCAGGATGCCCGCTGAAGTATATGCGGCGATGATGGTGAGCATGTACACGCTGATGTCGCTTCCATCCCAAGCGTGATTCAGTGGAGGATTCAGCAAAGGATACTTGAGCACGTCATGATTCGCGAACAGCTCATTCCCCTGAAGCAGAAATACGGGGAGGCTGATCACGGGGGAGTACAGGATACGGTTTTCCACTCCTCCGTATGGGTCTCCGTCAGGTACCGTATACACTTTGGATGCGGTATCGCTGAGACGTTGGATATATCTGCTGGGGCGTTCCAATAGGAGAGGACGTCCGCTACCGAAACCAGGGAACAGCAATGGTTTCGACTGCTGCTGTTCCTCCGGCTCCGGGGTCAAAGGGGTAACGGCAGATGATTCCTCCGACTTGTCGGAAGCCGGTGTGGAAAATGAGTCATCGAATATGTCTTTGTATCCCATAAGGGGTCACTGCTCCTTGTTCTTTCGTTGTTCTCGTGCGATCTTGTCCGTGGCAGTGGTGCTGATTTCCTTCAACAATGCCGGAGGAATCACGATTTCCACTGGAATAGGCTGCTTGGATCCGTCTTTGAAATAGGCGACGGCTCCGCGAACGGTCTTCCTCGTCGATGCGCTTACCAGGCGCTTCAGACTGTTCGGGTTCGGCTGACCGTTGTCCAAAGTATCATCGGCTCCCATGCGCTGCAAGATCCGACCATTGGGGTCTTCGATGCCTAGGAGTCGTTCCGCTGATTTGGCCGGACTGACCGTGCCATTGACCTCTTCCGGGTTGTCCAACGCCAGAAGGAGGGCGCGGCTGATACCTCCGGTCAAGTCGGCATCGATGAACTCCTGCACTTTCTGGCTGATGATGACAGGCGTGAATCGTTGCGAACGGGCCATACGCACCCATTGTTCGAAGGTTCGGGAAGCTCCCTTGTCCTTGCCCATGAACACCCATGCCTCATCGACACCTACCATGCCATCGCGGCCTCGAACGGCGGTACCGGCTCCCATGACGACCATTCGCAACGTCCACTGGCGGATGCGAGCGGTCATGGAATCATCTTGGCCTTCGGGGATGAGTGAACGGTCTCCGGCGTTGATGAGGGTCAGGTTTTGGCTGATCGTCAACGGCTTGGTGTCATTATCGGTGCCGAAGATAAGACGTAGTCCCTGGTTCGCCTTCAGGTTCATGCTGATTGTCGAAAACACCTCGAGGGTGTTGGAAGGCAATCCAATGGACTCCGCCGTGTTCCCCGCTTTGATGGTCTTCGCAACAGCTTGGGCGGCGACAAGCAGAGCCCGGCCTACGCAACGCGCCCCGTGTTTGACGCCGTAATCCAGCATGGCTGTCATGGCGGATTCCATCTTTGTGTCACCGCCAAGAATGTTCGTCATCATCAGGACGGCGATTTCCTTGGCCTCCTCCACATTCGGAATCACGTTGAACGGGTCGAACGTGCCGTTAGCCACATCGGAATCCAACCGGATGACCGTACCACCCTGCGAACGGGTCGCATCCTCCAAATCATTACCGGCCTTCGGATTGATGTAAATGCACGGGGTCTTGCCTTTACCGTCACGCGCGTCAATCTTCGACCATTGCAGAAACAGGCTGAAAGCTGCCATTGTATTATGGGTCGGCACGTAATCAGCGATGAGGAACGAATGGTCAGGGCTCCCAACGGTCAGACAACGATGAGGCGCGTTGGATATCTTCCTGATGTCTTTGACGTATAGCCATTGCTGGGTTTGTCTCAACGTCGTAGGAATTAAAGCCGCTTTGCGTTGCAAAGAGAATACCGGCAGATCCGTCGTGAAGGTGATGCGATAACGATCCTGAGCCTCATGACGCACACCATCAGCCGTGTATCCTGCTTTGTTGAGATGGGGTTCGTGAACGACGATTCCCAGAGATCTCAGCAGGCGCACCATTCCTCGGACAATCGGCAGATGATCGGCGGACTGGGTGAACTCTATATTCCCATTTGAGGAGATGGTCCCATCCTGATCCAGCAACCCCTGCACGAGGGAGAGTCTTTGCTCGATGCTCGCCGAGAAGTAGATCTCAGGAATGCGTTTTTCGCGGAGTATCCCCATATCGCGAAGAATGGAGACAAGCCCCTTCACATTCACGACCATCGGCGTATTGATGCTTCCTAGAGAAAATCCCGCAGAGGTGAGACAGGACTTCACATGCTGCAAATCACCATTCCTGTTATCTGAAGCGATGATTCCAGTGCCGATACTACCGTCGGCTAACCAAGCCCCTAAAACCCATGGGTCAAGTGGCAGGTCGGCTTGCGGGTTGGCAACAGGCATCGCGGCTCGGATTGCCCATTGCGCACGATTGCCTGAATCCTTTAGACCAGACGCAAGCATGTCTCGCGTAGTCACAACCTGTTCACAATATCCAAGGGAATTGGTCTCGTTGAAGGCCCCCTCATAACGAAGCATCATGCGTTGCCCTATGGCTCTGCATGCTTCTCGAACGTTGTATACGGATACCGAATCATGACGCATTCTGTCGGAGTGAATTCGTTCTTCCGTATCCCACTCACTGATTGGATTGAGCGTTTTTATGACAGATGCGATAGAGGAACGGCTTGGTGAACGATCCTCGAGCATCTTCTGTATGTCAGTGATGCTGATGCCCTTCGGATAGTTATCTTCCAAATGCTTTCTTAGGACATCCGCACGCTCCCTGGCGAGATCGTTCCATCTTTTCGCATGCTGCGCCACGCCATCATAATGTGCAATCAAAGCCCGAAGAGCTTCCTGCGTGTTATAGCGCCTACAGTTCTGCCGAGTCTTAAAAGGTTTTTTTGTATCCGCTATCGCGCGGTCTCGCTGTTCTTGATGAGATTCAACTCCCATAAATCGCAGCGCTGCGGCAATGGTCTTGGCATTGCTTTCTCCGCTCCACCAACGACTCGTTACTGGATGGACAAACTCTGCAAGCTCGTTCACGCTCATGGTTGATTGGGCCGGTAGCGCATCAGACATCCGACATAGCTCATCGTATGTCTCCGACAGCATGTTCTTACGCTGTTGGGATTTCAAATGTTTTGGTTTTCTGAATTTGTTTCGATCTTTGAAATCGGAGACGATCCACTGGTGGTTCCCGCTGGCTTTTATCGTTTGACCGTCACTGAGGGTGACTTCGTAAAGATCTTCCGTGTGAATCGGATGAAGCTTGAGGAGTGGATAAGGTTTTCCGTCCCGCCCGTAGACGAGGTCTCCCTCATGCAAATCGCTGATCTTAGCCATTTTTCCATGGGGGAAGCTAGTCTGAGGGGGAACCGGAATTGTGGAGGAAATGTGAACAGCCTTCCCGCTTCCTGTATCTCCGATAATAGCCAAAATTGGACGCCTGTCCTTGTCCTGCACGGTTGTTGTCCCGATATACACCGGTTGCCTGTTGGCTTCGGACAATCCGACAAGAGCTCCGTCCCTGTCGCCTGCTTTGGCGAAACTGCTCACGCCTCCTCCCGCGACGCATGTTGCGGCCCAGTGGATCTCATAGGGGGTCATGCGTACGTTCGAACAGGCCTGCATGCTTTTGAACGCCATCAACTGTTCGCTAGCCGTCGTCAGATTGACGAACTCGATGTTGGGGATACACCCCAAAGCATCGATGGCCATCTGCTCGTTGCCCGCCACGCAGGTGGCGACGCTCAGGTCGATGATGCTGGGTGGCATGTCCGGAGTATTGTAGATTGCCTTCTTGTAATCCAAACGCTCCTTGATTTCGGTCATATCACCGGGGGCTTCATGGCCTTTCTCGTACCGTTCCTTAATGCTTTCGTCGATGGTGCGGCTGTTGCGTCGAATCTGGTCGGCGGTGACTTTCGCCGGTTCGACTTTGCCTCGGATGCTTGTGGCGACCGCATTGGCTCCGCCGGCTCGTCCGACTTCCATGAGTCTAGCAATCCACAGGTTGTTTGGATCCGTGATGCTGCTTTGGTTGAAATCCGCCGTGCGTGCGAAGCAGATGCTGGCCGGGTATTCTTCGTCGATATTCCACTCGGTGCAGTCCACGCCATTGTCGTACAGGTTTTTGGCGTGGGCGCAGGTCGCGTTATCCGGGAAGAAATGCACGTGTGCGTTCTCCGCCAGGATAGGCAGGGCCGACGAGTTGGCGCGCCCCACCCACCATGATTCCATCATGGCGACCAGCTGTTCGCGTTCCTGCTCATCCATGATGGTGAATGGTTCCAGCCCGGCGTTGAGCATGATTCGTTCGATATTGTGCGCGTCTGGCAGATACTCTTCGAACATTGGGCATCCGTTTGCCACCGAATAGCACATGCGGTCGTACCATGTCAGGGCGCGTTGCAGCATGCCGGGCTTGCGATTGTTGCTATGATCCCCGACCAGTTTCAAAGGAACGCCGATGACCGCGAACTGCTTGCATACCTTCTGGCTACGGTAGTACTGCGCCTGGTATCGTCCGAGGTCGGTGTCCCTCATGCTGGCCGGCGGACTGTATCGGACGGGCATGGATCCGGTGAGTAGATGGAATTCGCGATATTCGCTTTGAAGCATGTAACGGTAGCGCATACCGGCAACCGTGACCTGATTGGCGAGGCCGTCGAAGAACGCCATCAGCTGTTGCGCGGCATCGTTGCGTTTCCGGTCGTTGGCTCCATCCAGCAACGCAGTGCTCCAGGGGATGCGCGCGTACAGCCATACGGTGCGATCCGGCGTGGCAGAACGGAGCAGCCCGTATTCGCTGGCCGGGCTTATAAAGCTTTCTGGACGGTAGAAGTTTCCTCGTGGCATATATTCCACGATAGATTTTGATGTTGTTATTAACCGATATTCTATTGAAAATACCCGTTTTTCGGTTGGTGGCGATATCCAAAAAAATATCCCGACCGCAATGGTCGGGATATTAGGAAAGGTTGCCGGTTAGTCGTCCACGCCGACGCAGTCCTGGTTGACTAGTTCACGCACGTGATCGACGGCCCGCTGCAGTTCCGGTGTCATGTCGAAGTCATCGGTACGGTAGAAGGCCGAGTTGCCGTTGGATTTACGACTGGCGCTGACCGCGACGTTGGTCACCGTCATCTTGCCCTTGTCATCACGGTCCAAGTGGACGAACAGGGTCCTTGCGGTCAGCTCGCGACGTCCCCCCGCATATTTCAGTGTCCCTTGGACGGTGATGTTTGGTTCCAACTGATATGCCACGTCTGCCGTGTATCGGATGCTTGGGATGCTGGATATGATTTTCGACATGATTAACCCTCGTTTCGGGTGATGTACATGCAATTCATGTGAGTGGTTTTCAGGATTTCGCGCAGAGGGGTTTCTTTGACGACGCCTCCGCCCTTATATGCTTGGATGCTGTAATCGTCGATGGGGAACTTGGTTTTTATTTTCGATACGTGCTCGAGTTTCACCCAGCACCGCGCTTCGGGGATGGTGAGGCTTGGCGGCGCTGTGAACCCGTCATAGTCATTCATGCCGTAAGCGTAATATGCGCCTGAATCATGAATGTCGGCCTCAATGTAAGTGTCATCCGTCATCCATAAGAACGCTTTTTTACATGTGTTGACGGTCAAATCGGACACGTTGAACTTGAGAGGGAACAGCACTTTCCCGTCGGATTTCTCGGCATGCTCCTCTATGTAATCCAGAATGGTTTTATCCAGATCCCAGTTATACCGGCAGGTGATTCCGTCGGCGAGTTTGACCGATTGCCGTCCTGGATAGGATGACTGTTTCTTGTAGCGCACGAAGAGCGCTCGTCGATCGTATAGTGTTGCCATAAGTCTTCCTTTTATGCAGATGTTTTCAGTATAACAGCCACGACAGAGGGTGACGTGCTCCCGCCACCTGACCGCTTCGCGATCTGAGGTGGGGGCTTCCTGCTCAAGGCTCGTATCCGAGTCAGTGTCTACAGGCTATTCCCGTGCGCCCCACGGTTCTCGTAAGTTTTTTGTTATCGTTCCTGCATGAGTCGTCGTGTTTCGTGCATGATGTTGGTCGCGGCGTTCACGTCCCTGTCATGCCAAACGCCACAGTCAGGGCATGTCCATTCGCGGATATGCAGGTCCTTCGTATCCTTATTGCGGTATCCGCAATCGGAGCATAGTTGACTGGACGGGTAGAACCTGTCTACCGTGACCAGCTGCTTGCCTTGCCGTTCGAGCTTGTATGCGAGCATGGTGCGGAACATGCCGTACCCGTTGTCCATCGTGCTTTTGCCGAGTGTGAGGGATTGGCTCATGTTCTTCATGTCCAAGTCCTCCACGCCGACGCAATCATATCGGGCGGCGAGCTGGTTGGCCGTCTTATGCAGGAAGTCGGCTCGCTGGTTCCCGACCTTGGCGGCGAGCTTGGCGATGCGCCGCTTCTGTTTCACCCAATTACCGGACCCTTTTACCATGTGGCTGAGTCTACGTTGCTCGCGCATCAGCCGTGGCTCCATCCGCCGGTAGAAACGCGAATAGTCGGCTCGTTCGCCGTCGCTGGACACGTACAGGCCGTGGGAGGAGTAATCCAATCCGACGATATGCACGGGTCGGACGGGTTCGAGTGCTTGGGTCTCGTACTCGAACAGTATCGTCGCCGTGTATTCGCCGTTTTTGCAATGCTCGATGGTCACGCTCTTCAGTTTCCAGTCTTCGGGTATGCGTTTATGCTGGCGGACGCGCACAATCCCTACTTTCGGTAGTTTGAGATGCCTGCCTCCTTCATCGAGGGTGACGTTGTTATTGCTGTTGTTCGTCGTGTAGGTCTGACGATTGCGATGCTTCGCCTTGTACTTCGGGAAGCCGATGTGCTTGGGGTCGCGGAAGAAGTTCCTGTACGCCTTCGCCACGTTCAATTGGGCGTTGCACAGTGCGAGGCTGTCCACCTCACGCAGGAACGGATACCTGTCCTTGTACTGGGCGGGAGTCGGATTGCACGACTTACCCGTAGCCTTATAGGTGCCGATGCGGGTTTCAAGCATCTGATTGTAGATGAACCTCGCACAACCGATGGTGCGGTCAATCAATGCCGCCTGAGCCCTGTTCGGGTACATGCGGTACTTGACCGCGCAATGACGTTTCACCTGCATGATGGTTCACCTCCTTACTTCCTGCCTTGGTTCTCGATGTATTTGCGGATGACTTCGATTGGCGCGCCTCCTGTGGTCAGTAGGCAGAAGCTGCGGCTCCAGAAATACTCCTTCCACAGTTTCTGCCGAATCTGCGGAAACTCCTGCTTGAGCAGACGACTCGACGCGCTCTTGTAAGCGTTGATGAACTTGCTCAACTCGCTCTTCGGCTGGGCACGGAACAATACGTGCACGTGGTCCATGTCGTGGTTCCATTCCTCAACGGTTATCCCATACTTGGGTGCGATGTACTCGAATATCTCACGCGCACGCGCCGAAACGATGTCGTCGAACACCTTGCGACGGTATTTCACGACGAGCACGAGATGATAATACAACAGGAACACCGAATGATGATTCGACTCCAATTCCACTGCAATCACCTCGTTTATAACATATACGACTGATTACAGTATAACATATATAGATACGCCAATTCATCCCCCGCCTACGCTTCGCTTAGAGGCGGGGGAATCCTTGGCGAGGAAGGTTAAATAGGGCGGATTATGAACGTGGCTGCATTTGTTTCCATCTCATCCGCCAGCGATATCTTTTTGGCGTTGTAGCCCAATCTCTCGAACTTGTCCGGATCGAAATCTCCCAATTGCTGCACATTGTCCAACGCCAACCAGTAGTTGGCAGGCGTTCTTCCCCATGGGAATGGTGCCTGATAGTGGGATTTCGGATTCCAGGTTTTTGGATTGTATGCCTCTCCGAAATTGGTCACCGTTCCAACGAGTTTGATTGCGCTTTGGGGTGACCAGAGCAGCAAATAATTAAAGCCTATTTTGTTTCGCAATGATTTAAAGTTGCCGACGAACAGCAGTCTTCCCTCGTGCTCGGCGGCATGACGGAGGAATTCTTCGATGGTGGTTTGCGGGCTAAAATAGGAGATTCGCCCTCGTGGGGCGTGGCCTATTCGTAGCATCAAGGTAAGTCCGTCTATCTTGAGAGGTTCAGTTTGCGATGTCATGGAACAATCTTACCACATGTGAATATATTCAGTATGTCAGGTAAGTCTCTTCAGTTCGTACACAACCAATACGGGAGTCTCACGAACCCGACCGAAAAGCTCGTGACCACGCTTCGACCGCTCGATCGCACGCATCACCACCTCCGGAGCGGAACGGATATCCAATCGAGCTTTCCCGACCCTATCCGCCCACAAATTCTGTATCACAGTCAACTCGACGCGATTAACACTGCGAATCTGCAAAGACTGCCGCTCGACCCGGTGCAATCGGACATATTCAGCGGCCACATCAGCCAACCCGACACCCAACTAATTCTTCCTTTCTCGACGAAACGCATATACCAAAGAGGGGACCATGGACGCGGCCGCAAAAACAAGCGAAGACACCGCCAGTACGAGCCTCCACATCAAAGGCACCCCAACCGCAAGCCAGGAAACCAACTGCATCCCCAACAGCCAGAACACCGCGAAAACCAGCATTCCCAGCACGAGCGCCCAGCTCAAACGTCGTTCCTCCCGACGCTTTCTCGCTATTTCGCGCCGCGACGGTTCGACGGTACTGCCGCTGATTCGAGCCGGTTCCAGAATGATCGTCGTAGTCGCCCCGATGGTTTCGCCGGTGCTGTTTTCCTTACTCACTCGGGCTCCTTTTCTGGATTCTGGATTCTTTTCTGACGTTCGCATTCATGTCTCAATGGCGGATACGTGTCGGCTATGGCGTCCAATGTCGCCGTCCGAAGCTCGACATACCTATCCTGATCCAAGTCATGGCACTGCTGGTCGTAATCGGTCAACGCATGCCGGGCATAATTGACCATCCAGCGTTCCAAGACGAATGGATTTGGCTCCTTGCCGGCATCCCTGACCATGTTTCTGCGACGCAGCTCGTAATGGTGGAGCTTTGCCGCATCTCGCAGGTTACCGTAGGGAATGAGTCGCACGTGTACTGTTAGTTTTTCGCACACTTCAAGGTCATGTCTTTCTGCTCTGGTGTTATGTGGACATATTCAGTTTAACAAGCAAAATATCAGGAAAGAATAGAATCCAGTATGCCCGGGATTAGGCTCCGAGGAAATACTCCTTGCACATAATCTGGTACGAGGCTTGCTCTTGCATTGCGTCGGAAAGAGCTCGATGCTGTTCCACGTCTGCCACGTGATAGCGTTTGATCAGATCCGCGACCTTGTGATGGCGAATTTCCGGATGGATGTCACGGCTCATTTCCAAGGTATCCAGGAATGGGTGGTCGAACAGGGGACGATTCGGCCAGGTTTCCGCCGTGGCCCAGTCGAGGAATTTCAAATCGAACGTCGCATTGTGTGCGAGGAAGGGCGTTTTGAATCCCAGCCACCGTTCGAACTCTTTCATCGCATGCTTGACAGTCGGTTTGCCGCTCACGTCGTAAGTGGTGATTCCCGTCAATTGCGTGATGTGCGGCGGGACGATCATTTGCGGATTGATGAGTTGGCTGTAGGTGTCGACGATTCGTCCGTTCTTGACTTTCACGGCACCGATTTCGATGAGTTTCGCGCCATCTTCCGGGTTGAGGCCGGTGGTTTCGGTGTCGAGCACGATGTAGTCGAGCAATGGCGCCTCCAGCGGCGGGATGCGTCGTGGATCGTCGCTTCGGTATTTGTCCCAGTAGCTCATTGGGTGTTCCTGTGTTCTCTAAGATTATGTGGACATATTCAGTATAGCAGACAAATCGAGGTCAGGCAGAAACCTTCCGACCGCGACCGTCGCCAAACAACGTGAAAAGCAGACTCGCACGATTCGGGCCAACCTGCTTGTCGGACAACACGCATTCCATGCAAACCGGACCATACACGCTCGGCACCAAGCCCATCGTGCTTCCGCAAAGAGAGCATCCAGCGGGCTTGGTCAACGCATCATCATTCAGCTCGACATTGACTTCCTCCCCCGCCTGGAGAGGCGGGGGATTCCCTATCTCGCGATAGGGTTTTCCTGTTTCACGGACGGATCGGATCGGCGGGACGCATGTTCCTGCGTTCCGCCGTCCTGCCGTCTCCGCAGGCTATGACCGCCAGTCCGGCGGCTTGAATGTTTTTGGCGGCGTTCACGTCCCGGTCATGATGCGTGCCGCAGTACGGGCATGTCCATTCGCGGATGTTCAACGCCTTGCGCCCCGTGCGTTTGCCGCACGTGGAGCAGGTCTGGCTGGACGGGTACCAGCGGTCGATGACGACGAGTTGGCGACCGTACCAGTCGGCCTTGTATTCGAGCATGGTCCGAAGCTCACGCCATCCAGTGTCGGTGATGCTCCGGTTCATGCCCTTCTTGCGGGATTGCCCGTTCTTCAGATACCGGCCGGGGTGGTTCGGGTCCGGGACCGGCTTGCATCGTCGGCTCATGCCCTGCACGTTCAGGTCCTCGACCACCACCGTTTGGTTTTCGCGGATGAGTCGGGTGCTGAGCTTGTGCAGGAAGTCGCGACGCCGGTCGGCTATACGGGCGTGGATGCGGGCGATTTTCAGTCGGGCTTTGCGCTGGTTGTTGCTTCCTTTCTGTTTGCGCGACAGGCTCTTCTGCGCTTTTCTCAAATGCTTGGCTTCCTTGGCGCGGAATCTTGGATTGCCGATCTTCTCGCCGTCCGAGGTGATGGCGAACGATTCCAGTCCGAGGTCGACGCCCACGCTGCGATTCGAGGCGGGCAGCTCTCGCACGGCGTCCTCGACGAGGATGCTTATATGCCAGCGTTGCGCCGCATCCAAGGAGATGGTCGCGCTTGACGGAACGCATCCTTTGGGTAGGGTGCGCGACCATCGGATTGGCAGCGGTTCCCTCATTTTGGCGAGCTTCAATTCCCGCTTGCTCTCGTTCCACGTGAAAGCGTACCGGGTAAACGAGGCGGATCCGCCCCGGGACTTGCGTTTGAACGTCGGATAGTCGCCCTTATGGTTGAAGAAATTCGCGTACGCCTGTTGCAGGTGACGCAGTGCTTGTTGCAGGGGAACGCAGGACACGTCGTTGAGGAAGCCCAGGTTTTCGTCGCGCTTCCACTCGGTGAGCATCCTGCTCGTGTCCTTGAAGGTGACGTTCCTCCGGTCACGAGTCCAAGATTCGGAACGCAATGCCAACGCCTTGTTGTAAACAAGCCGAGCGCATCCCAAAGTGCGTCGCAACAGTTCCTCCTGCTGCGGCGTGGGGTAGAAACGGAACCGGTAGGCCCGTCGTACACGCTTCGAACTCATGCCTGTAATTATACCTCAATATAATTACAAAAAAGGGCGGCTAACCCCCGCCTAAAGAGGCGGGAGTCTGCGCCGCAAAAAAGATCAATTGTCCCGACCTTTCAACGATTCCTTAATCCGTTTCTCCTCTTCATCCGCAGCCTTCTCGCTCAACTGCCGTACGGACGGAGGGCGCTTGTCCCGGATAGAATCAGGGGAATGAGAGTGGACGGCGCGCAACATCGCGGAGGCCATCTGCCGGTATTCGCACCTCAGCCAGACGGGAGTCTGCTGCCAGCAGCGGCCGACAGTCGCACTGTCCCCGACGAGATTCCACAGGCGCATTTGCTGGGCACGTAGCGCCATAGCCGCGGTCTCCACTTGCGTGTCCTCGGGCTGCCAGTCTTTCGATTAGGCATCAGCCGTAATCCCGTCTCCGAAACCATGCAGGGCATGTATCAGATTCTTGACGGAAAACGATTCCGCCTCGCGGTTGACGATTCGACGATTCAATCCGAGAACCACGTCTTCGACCTGTCTGCGGACATAAGGCTCCAACGGGGGGAGAGGGGGTGTTTTGCGGGCGTCCGCAAGAAGGCTATAGTCTCTTTCCAGATCGGCAAGATTCATTCCCTGCAATCGAACGCGACGGAGCAGCGTGACCTCATCCGCATCCAGCAGACACGGCCACGCTTCCGTTCCTGACTGGATATGACGTACTCCGTTCAGCAATCGTGCGGTCTCGGCCATGGATTTATTGCGTTTCGCGCTCTTCATGCCCGGCCAGTGCCGCAAAACGGACAGGTTCCCGCGAGCATCATCCAAAGCCGTCTTGACGACATTGCTGGTGGTCAACCGATGGGCGAAAGGCTCGATGGCGCGAATGAAGCCGGCGTCCAGCAGAAAGCATTCGGTTGGCAATGTCAACGATTCCAACAGGCTACGATGGCCGTCGAGCAGTCCGTCGATATAAGAAAGAGGTGTGAGGATTCTGATATCGAGATCACGCATGTTCTGAGTCGTTCGAGCTTCGCCGAGCAGTATCTCCCAAGGCTGCGGCATCGTGATGACGCAAAGCGAGGGCTTGTTGTCCTTCGCCGCTAAACCATGCGCGTAGTCTCCTTCTATCCATGCGGAAATGATGCGTTGCTGGGGGAATTGCTCCAGTGCTTTTTCGATGCTGTCGATGTTGTTCACGCCGTCAGTTCCATTCGCTTGGCAATTTCGTTGCGCCATGTCTGCACCAGCAGTCGGATATGCCATCCCGTACCGAGGTCGGCATTTTCCAAGTCGAATGGATCCCAATTTTTCGCAACGATACGAATGTCCCCTGATGTGCAATCATAGGAGTAGTCGATGGATGTGGTTCCGAGCTGAATTTTCGTCGTATAGTAGGTTTTCGGGTTATCCACGAAGACTTGGACGACGCTCCCGGGCAGTTTTGTGTCTGCCTTGTTTTGGACGATTCCGGTGTTGTTTGGGTTTGGGATTTTATATGTGGCTTCGTGGACGATGGAGATCAGTGCGGAGAGGAACCTCTGTTTTAGGGAGAGGTTGTCGCAGTAGGCGCACTTGGTGATGGGCTTGCCGGATCTTTCGAGTCGCAGGCTTCCGCATTTTTCACACTCGTATAGGGTGTAGGTCTTTCGTGCGTCTGTGACGTCTTGTATGGGTTGCATTTTCCTTTGGTTTTCTCTTTCAATCTTTTTATGTGGACATATTCAGTATAACATGTAAAATACAATATGGTTGTTATACTGAAGAAGTCCACATAAAAAGAGGAGGAGCGTTGACCAATCCGAAGAAAAACGGAGACCTGATGCTGCGGGTCCGGTATGACAGCGGAGCCGAACTCGCGGGTCCGGCTGTCATCACCGACGAGGGAGCCTTGCTTGTTTCGTTGGGCGGCGCCGCTTCCATGCTTGTGCAACGCGCGGATGGTAGTCTGCCGCCGCACATCACCTTCGTGGATATACGGCCTAGTCATGTGGGATACGGGCTGCCGCTGACCGACGACATGGCGTACATGGCGGTGACCGCCATGCTGCGTGATGCGGTGGGCCTGCCGTTGAACGAGGCCGCCGACCGGTACGAATCCTGGCTGAACCGGGTGAGGCGGGCCGCGATCGAGAAGTGGGTGGACTCCCTGTCCATGCGCGAATCGACCCAATTGCATGTGAAATACCTGGACCGTGACGGTGCGGGCCATCCGAAGGAAGAGGAGGACGCATGACGCTGATCGAGCATGAGGCGCGCGAATACTCCGATATGCGGTACATCATGCGCAAAGCCGAAATGAGCATCAAATGAGCGTAAGAGTGGAAACAACCTACTTGGCGACATGCGACTACCCGGACTGTCACATGACTTACGACTTCTGGGAGTTAACCGAGGAAGACGCAATCCTTGAAGTTATAGACAATGGAGAATGGCTATGCCTGTTCGCCGGTGACAATAAGCCGAGATTCTTCTGTCCCGCGCACTTGCGATACGTGCAAAACTCGCGGAATGTCTGGTCGAACGTATTTTACGATTCCAACAGTCCATACACGCAAACGACCTCGCACGCCTTGAACAGGTTCTACGAGGATATGAGCACACCGCAACCACTGCCAAAACTGCAATGCGATGACACCATACTCGCCGTTCTGCAAAACGAAAACTAGGAGTGAAACCATGACTACGAACGTGATTGATGCAATCCGCGAGAAAGAAGCTGATGCGCACGCAGAGCGGGAAGAGGCGTTTGCAGAGAGGAATCGGTTAAACCAAGCGTTTTTTGACGGGAAGCTTATCGCATACGCGGAAATACTCAGGCTGCTCGGGGAAGACTTGGAGGAAAACGATGGCTACGAACGTAACTGAAAAAGACAAGACCCTGAACGACGTAATCGAATGGTGCGGGGAACAGGTGTCCGGAATCGAAAAAAAGATTCCCACGGCGTCGGACGCGGATTTCCTCAACGGCGAACGATGCACACTGCTGGCCGTCGCGGCGTATTGCGGAATAGGCGTCTGTACGGGCATGCACCCGGAATGCGTGCACTGCACGGTCCGCCAGTTGGAGCAGGCGCAGGCCGAAGGCCCGGCGACTCCCGACGTCTCGCCGAGCGACGCATACCGTCGGACGCACGCAAAGGGACGGAGGCTCGATGGCAAGAATCAAAGAAACGTTTGACAGCCGCGCTTGGTTCATGATCGAATGCGACGACCCCAACTGCGAACAACGGTTCGATGACAGCCAATGGTATGCGGACGAGGACGATCTGCTGGCCGCCGCGAAGGATGACGGCTGGCAAATCCTATACAAGGACGAGCATCCCGAATTGGAACGCGACATGCACTACTGTCCGGCGCACCGGCTGCCCGAATGCACGACCTGCACGAACATCATGATCGATCCGGCCGGCTGGAAGGACGGGCAATGCCCCGAATGCATCAAGGAGGAGATCCCGCATGAACGGTCATGATTTCACGCTCGAACAGAACACCGAGGCGAGGATGATGCTGGCGGTCGCCCGCCGTGGGCTCGCCGCCGCCATCAACGACGCGGAGAACGGGATAGGCCATCTGTCCTGCGACGATCCGAAGATCATGGAACAGGTTCGCGCCCATTGGCGACGCCTGTACGACACGTACATGAACGCGGACGCGCTCCTCTCGGATCTGGAATCCTGCGCACGTCATCTCACGGATGGCGACAAGTGGGAGCCGAACCCGATCGCCGACGGCCTGAAACCCATGGAGATGGCCGAAGAGCTTGACGACGATTCCGGGGAACCGTCCGCGCACGGCCCGTACACCCGGTATTCGCTCCAAACCGTCGAAGAGGTCCCATGGAAGCCGGAATCCGGCGATTCCACTCCGATCCATGAGGGGAACCGCACCGTGCATCTCCCGGATGTCCGATCGTTCGGCCGTCTGGAACGGGACAAGTGGCTGGCCGTGAAGAACCTTGAGGAATCAGCCGAGCTCGTGGAGGCGTGCAAACAGTATCTGAAGGCCTGTGATCCGACGGATCCGAGCGGCATCGGCCGGGAGTTCGACGACCATGCGAACTGTCTCGCCTGCTACGGGGTGAACGTGGGCGGCGAGCTCGGCGACGACCGGGACAAGGCGAAGACCGGCTGGATAGGCCACGTGCGCGACCAGCGTCGCCAAGCCATGCTCGACGAGCTCGCCGACGTGCTGCAGACGGTCGGCAACCTGATCACGGCGTTCGGCATCACGGATGAGGAGGTCGAACGGGCGATGAGCGACTGTCTGGAACGCAACAGGCGGAAAGGCAGGCTCTGATGGGAACCACAAGAATCTGGGATTCCCGCAACAACAGGCATGCGACGATTGAACACGAGACGTTGAGACCATGCCCGTTCTGCGGCGGCACTCCACGAATCTACGACGATGTGGACGATACGACGGAACGGTACACGGTGCGCTGCGACTGCGGCGGGAACATGCCCGGCCGGCACGTTCCGATCGACCCATCGTTCCAGACCCGCGTCACCTGCCTGCATTCGGCGGTCGAGAAATGGAACAGGAGAGGACTGGATACCCGAACTGGAAGGAAATAATGGACTCTGAAACATTCGCAGCATACGAATCCGGTTGCACCTGTTGGCGGCTGGTCGACCAGTATGTGGGCTGGGGGGAACCGAGGGAAATGCTCGGCATCACCATCTTCACAGGGGCGATGCCGGATGGGGAAAGACTGCCCGGCCTGCCCTCCCGATATGAGGCGTTCCGACTGGTCATGAAGGCGTTGGACCGGTACATACTGGGTGATTCCGACCCGTTGCACCTCGATCTGGGTTCTCCCGACAGCATGTATTCGCTCGAATATGCGGGATGCGGCGCGGAAGCCGCGCGCGGCCTACGCGAACGGCATCCGCACGGCGACATGCTGATGCTCAACCAGAACGGGCATCTGCTGACCGATAAGGATTTCGAATGACCGGATGGCTTATCGACATCAATCCCCGGGAATGCCCGCCCGACGTGATGGACACGCCGGAAGCGTATCGCGCCGCATGGGAACGGCATGTCGGCGAGGCCGTGCCGGGCGACGGCGATCCGGAGGATTGGCGCGAACAGGCGGCGCGCCTGGAGGCGGCGACCCGCATCCTCCCCGACCCCCATGTGCGGGTGGCGGGCCGGCCTTACGAGGGGCCGGATCCGATGACGCTAGCCCATTACGGCACGGTCATGCTCCGACCGTATATGGATCAGCTTTCCCTGTCGCCGTCGAATGCGGACAGGTATGACCTCATGCCCGCGTTGCGCCCGTTTCTGGGGCGCGACGCGCGATCCGTCGCCTGTGACGGGGACATGATCGATGCGGCGGCGCGGGGCATGCTCGACCGTCATCCCGGTTCGGGCGTGGTCGCCAAGTTCATGCTCAGGGAGAAACGCCTGCCGCTCGCGTTCATCGACCCGGACGGCACGTTCATGCAGACGGACGAGTATGGCGGGAAGCCGGAGCGCATCCCGTTCGCCGCATGGCGGTGGGCCGGCTATAACCTCGCCCTGTTCGAGGGCGAGCCGGACGCGGTGCTCGTCCAGCAGCGGGTGCGCATGCGATACGAGTACCGGGTGCAGGTGATAGGCGGGGAACCGGTGTGCGGCGCCGGCTGCGTCGAACGGTTCACGCCCGCCGACAACCGTGGGGACCGGTATGATCCGCGGATGGAGGAGACGCGCAACAGCGGGCGCATCGAATCGCATCCCGACATCGCACGGTTGTATGAGCAGTTCGCGCACGAGGCGGCGCATGCGATACGCGGCGAAATCGAAGGCCCATACGTGATGGACCTGTATCTGGATGATGCCGGGCAGCCGCATGTGATCGAGCTGAACCCGCAGTCGAACAGCGGCCTGTACGCGCTCGACATGGACGCATTGCTGACGGCGATACGGGACAATCCGGAGCAGTTCATGCCCGACCCGAAACGGACGGCGACGCCCGGCTGCCTGGGAGTCAGGGGGGAGGCGATCTGACGGTTTCCGGGTATCGACGGTCTCCATTCAGTGATAGCCTATGTATACAGAAAAAACGTTTACAAGGGAGAAAGCATGAGGTTGTTGAGCTACGCCATCAGCGGCCTGCGCCTATACGAAAACCATGAATGCAGGATGGACCTGTACGCCATCGACGCCGTAAGGGAACCCGGATACACGCACATGCTCGACGGCGCCGCACGCAACATCAGCATCAACACGGCCATCGGCGTCGCCGGCATCAACGCCTCCGGCAAGACCACCGCGTTGAGGGTCACCGAACTCGCCCTCGCCGTCGCCGGCGGCATGTCGCTGGGATCGTTGAACCCCGACCTGTTCCCTTTGTACGACACCATGGACGACCGGATCGGGGTGCGCGCGCTGTTCGAACAGGACGGTCGCTTCCATCTCATCGACAGCCTGCTCGAGCGGACAGGCGAGGGTCGCACGCCGTTGAGGTTCATCCGTGAGACCCTGAGCATCCACCATGGCAAGCTCAGCAAGAAAATGCTTGCCTCCGCCATGAACGGCACGTTGGATCCGGAACGGTGGACCGTGCTCTCATCCCGCAACGTGGGCAGGCCCGGCGTCCGGGGCGAACTGTCCGCCGACGCGAAACGGTATCTGCCGCCCGACCGGAGTATTTGCGGGGCCTTCGTCAAGGACACCGACATCGCGACCGAACTGCTGCCGGTGTCCCCGACGCTCACCGTCAGCCCGGCCCGCCCCGTCGTGACGCTGTTCGATGCCAGCATCGAACGTCTCGACTACGACAAGGACGGAATCCATCTGAAATTCCGCAATGAGGGGAGGGAGCGGGAGGTCACCCCGAACTCGCTGGTCAACATGGTCTCATCCGGTACCCTGAGAGGCGGCGCACTGGTCGGCCGAGCATTGGAGACACTGCGCGCGGGTGGCTATCTGATTGTGGACGAACTGGAGAACAGCATCAACAAGCAGCTCGTATTCGCCATCATGGACCTGTTCGCCTCCCCGGTCACGAACCCGCATGGGGCCACGCTCCTGTTCTCCACCCACTATCCGGAGCTGCTGGATCATTTCACCCGCAAGGATTCGATATGGTTCGCCGTCCGCGATGGAAAAGGCTTCGCCCTCCGGAATCTGGGCGCATATCTGGGCCGCACCGATTTGAAGAAGAGCGTTTCCTTCTTCGCCAACCGGGTACCCGGTACCGCGCCCTCATACGCGGCCGTCCGCGCCCTCCAGGATTATGCGGAAAGGTACGTGCATGCTTAATGCGGAAGGCCAGTATGTGCTGTTCGTCTGCGAGGGCGTGGCCGAACAGTACATACTCACGACCCTTATCGAACGCGGCGAACTGACCGTGCCGAACGAGCTTATCGTGCCTAATCAGCTGCGAGGCACATGGTATTTTACGCGCAAGGAATCAAAACAGATGCTCGACCGGTTCCTCAACGTGTCATACGGCAAACACCCGCTGCTGATCATACGTATAGTCGACTCGGACTCGGATGTACTGCGCATACCTTGAGGCTACGAACATGCGGCCGAGGTCGTGAACCTGCGAACCCATCCCGAAATCGAAATGCTGGTCATTATCAACGAGGGCATGTACGGCAAATACACGAACGGTTCCAAACGGCTGAAGCCCTCCGACTATTGCAAAAGAGAACTGGGCATGAAACAGGTGAAAAGCCGCGCATGGCTGGAACGATACTGGGCCGCGTCCGGCTTCCGCGAGCCTGCGTCTTGCGGTGCTCCTGCCGATTGCCAACACGGAGCACATCTCGTCGAGGATGCGTCCCTTGTCCTTCTTCGATGCCTTCATGTACTCATCCCTGAATCTCAGGGTGACCTGTCGCTTCGTCGCCATGCTGATCCTGTCTTCCATAAGACAAGCCAAACAGGACCGGTACCGTTCGCGCTCATTCCCGATGAGGCACCACTATGCACTACGCGCTCAAAAAACGTGAGGCACGTCGCCCACGCCGTGAAGAGCCGTGTCCGCACTATAATGTTAGATAGACGGGTTTACCGTGTTGCGATGCAGGCGAAAGGAGGCCGATGATGTGCGGAGCGTTGGATGTGGCGGACTACATCCTTCAGGAGAAAGGACGTCTGACAGCCTTCCAATTGCAGAAACTTCTCTATTACTGCAAGGCATGGAGTCTGGTATGGGGCAACGCCCCGGTGTTCGGCGAGCCGATCGCCGCCTGGGGCGACGGTCCGGTCGTGTACGACGTGTACAAGCGGCACGCGCACCAGTACAGCGTCATCGCCGACGACATCCACGGCGACCGTGACAAGGTGCCGGCCGATTACATGCCCCTGCTCGATGGGGTGCTCTCGTCATACGGGAGAATGGGCGGGGACGATCTTCGGGATCTCACCCACGCCGAGGAACCTTGGAAGGACGCCTACAACGGGAACAACGGGCTCAAGGCGGCGACGATCAGCGACGAAAGCATGCACGACTACTATTCGCGGTTGATGAACTCGGACGAAACGACGCGTCGTAACCATCATGTGCCTCATTTCACGGTCCGCCCGGTCGTGGACATTAACGAAAAGGACTTCGAGTGGCTGACCTCCCAGCTCTGATGCGTCCCGGCAGCATGCGCGTGGCATGGGATCGCATCATCCCCCAGACGAATCTGACCCAGGACGCCATCGAGGGATTCGCCAGCGGCAACCCAGAATTGGATCACTTCTGGCTGGACAAGAGCCTGACCTATTCGAAGATAGGCATGTGCGCCGTGCATGTCGCCATGAAAGGTGAGGACATCGCCGGATTCTACACGATTTCGCCGTCCGTAATCCGAGGCGTCGGTCTGCCGAAAAGCCGTCAGGCGGGCAAACCCACCATGGCGCATCCCTCATGGCTGATAGGCGAGCTCGCCGTCCGCAAGGACCTCAGAGGAAAAAAGGAAAACGGGAGTGTCGGCGCGGCCTTGCTGTGTCATGCGGTCCACATGGCATGCGATCTGAGCGTGATGGCCGGAGGCAGACTGGTCATGCTCGACCCTCTGAACGACACGTTGGGCAAATGGTATGAAGACCATGGGTTCCTGCGGCTACCCGACGCGAAGACCATGTTCATGCCGTTGAGGAACGCCAGAAGCTATATGGAACAAATCGGCGAACCGTTCTTCGTGTTCTGATCGTCGAATCCGGTGACGCCGGAACAGCCGGTTTGTTGACGGAAGCCGCAACAAAGGTCCATGCGGCCCGAATTCCCGCCCGTCCGGGCCGCATGGACCTACCATGGGAATCAGCTTGATTCCATCCGTCAACGGCTGTACGCCGTCGAATCCGAACCGTCCGGCACGGTGAAAGGAGGGACACGAATGGGTCGGCCGTTGCTGTTCATCGATTTCGATGGGGTGATCAACCAGTTCCCCGACGACAAGGTCATGCGCCGGCAGGGGAGAACCGGTTGGATGAGACCCGACGATCCGCACCGCGCCGCGTACGCGCCGGACAACTGGTTCAGGCCGGACCGTAGGGAGCGGCTCCTGGTCCGCGACCTGGGACGCCGGTTCGTCATCCGGTGGAACGCGGAGCTCGTGGCCCGATTGGACGCCCTGGATGCGGACAAATGGTGGCTGACCACCTGGCAGCCGGAAACCGCGCAATTGAACCGGGCGTTGGGCGTCGACTGGCCGACCATCCGCTGGTACGATCCCATCACCCGCGACGGGATCCTGACCGGCAAACGCCGCACCATCCTCGACGCGCTGAAACAGGACCGGCCGATCGTGTGGCTGGACGACGAGGAGACCACCTACAATGCGGGGCTCGCCATCCAGACCACACCGCACGAGGCTCCCGTGCTTGGCGTCGGTCCGGATGTCTTTCGTCAAATAAATCTGCGTGTCGTCACCAGTTAATCTGAACACCATCGGCGTTCAAAATGGACACCGTCACCGGCGGCCGGGTTGGTTCCGCTCTTTTCGTTTATTTCATCAGGGAGTGGCTGTTGCGGTATGACTCGCCACGGAACCTGACGATCCTTCCGTGGTGCACGATGCGGTCGATGACCGCGGCGGCCATGTCGCCGTCTCCGAACACCTCGCCCCACCGTCCGAACTCCAGGTTCGTGGTGAACACCACGCTCCGCTTCTCGTAGGAATCCGCGACGACCTGGAACAGGAGCCTGGCCCCGTCGATGTCGATCGG